TCTGTGCTTCATCTGTATAACACGCTAGTGCATGGGGAAATTGTTTAACCCAAGCCACAACCTCTGGTGCGATGTTGTTATTAATAGCCCAATTTATCCACTCGTCATCGTTAGGATTACGAACAACGACTGCCGTAAGTCTGTTCTTAACATGTGCTTTCATGGTATCGCCTACACCATCTGTTGTTAGATTACCTGTTGAATACACAATCGAGTCGGGGTGAAACTTAACTGCACCGAGTCTGCGCTCTAACATGACAGGCAATAACATATTCTTAACAGGTTCACTAGCTTTCGTAATCTCGTCAAGCATAATAATGACAGGCTTGTTGTCATGTATGGCAAAGCGTTCATTCGGATAGAATGTAGTTGTCTTGGTTGTGTGGTTCATGGCAGGCATAGCAAGATCACCTAAGTCTAAGTCTGCACAATCAATATACACAGGTGTGTGGTTGGGAAATCGTTTAGCCAACGACTTCAATATAGATGACTTGCCGATGCCAGGTTGACCTTTGAGGTGAACTGTGACATCTTTACCTACTGTTGCAATCAACTCTTCTGCTTGTTTCAAACTAATTTCTTGTTGCATGATACTCTCTCCTTATGTTAAGCGACATGTGTATAAAGTTATACGTTTGTCGCGGGTTCAACTTCTACTAAAACTTGTGGGTTTTCTATCTTAATTTGCTTATCTAAATACCTTTTAAATATACCTATGTTGCATCTATACTTATAGTCACTACCATTTCCATTGTATCCTTGCCACTCACTATGCTGACATTGTCTTAACACATTGTAATATGCTAAATTTGTTTTATCTTCATCAGCACAAAGTCGTAACAGATTTTCTGTATATTCATGTATGCGATATTCTTCTGTTTGCTCATCTAACTCTTTGTCTCTATCTAAACCCTCACCATTAGTTAATTTCAACATGGTGTCTGCATACTTCAATAACTTTTTATATGGCAAACGTAACTCACGCATTTGTTTTGCATCAAACCTATACTTCACAGGTGTTTCAAATTGGTCTTCATCTATTGGCTTATTATCATAATTAAACTTATACCAATCATTTGCATTTATATAAAGCCACCCATATATACTACTTACAATTTGACTATTTTTAACTAATGGACTACGAGTAAATGGTGCAGGCACATAACGCTTGTGTTCAAATTCACTTAGATGAATTCCTCCAATCCAATTTACAAAATATTGTGTGCTTGTTGATGGATACCCACCTAGCGTTATCTCTTTGTGTGTTGGATAAAACCTAACCAAGTCTGTGTTGTAATATCCTGCAATATAAACTTCAACACCATCTTGTATTTCTTGACGCAACCATTTCTCTTTCTCGTATCGATCACCTAATCTACGAACTGATTGGTTCTCACCACGCACAACAGTTTTACTTGCAAAGATTTCTTTTGCATTGTCATATGTTTCAATGCGAGGCATATTATATACGTTGATATGGAAACCCATTTTATTCTCCCTCCTTCATGTCATAACCTCTATTCATCCAACTAACGAACTTCATGTTCATAAGCCAATCTTGCATGGTTGGTATCCAACCACCACAATCTTCTTTAACATGTTGTTCACCTATTAAGCGTGTAGGAACTTCACGCCCATCACTATTCACAATGTATAATCCAAATTGTCTTTCACATTCAAATATACCTTGTGCATGGTGTCTGATAGCACGATGTCTTGCATCGGCAAAGCATTCTTTGGTTGCATCAAACCAATCATGGATAGGTTGGTAGTCAGCTTCAACACCTCCCCACTTCTTTACAGATGTTTTAGAATGAAAATGCGTATTCATTATTCTTCCTCCTCATCTAAATCAAACACATGGTCTTCCGTTGTCATCTCGTTGATACCAACGTGTAATGTAGTTTTTACAGGACTCTCTCTTAGATCAATTCGTAAATTCCCTTGACCACCTTCGTTGTTAGACCAATCTAACCCTGTGCCATCTAATGCCCTATAACATAAGTCTTCAATGACATCTTGAAGTGATGTGCGTTTTGTTGTGGGTTCTTGCTCGCCATATGTTTGCTTTGTCCATGCAATCATATCGTTTGGTATATCTTGTGATTCATTGTTCTTGTCTAGGTAATACACGCTATCAATCTGACCACTATCGCCTGCACCACTAAACTCTACAACGACTTCCCTTGCACCAAGCAGATTTAACTGCGTGTAAAGGACTTCTTGTTCTTGTTTATTTATTGCGTTCTTTGACATGATGCTCTCCCTGTTTTTTTAAGATTTGAACGACTAAGTCGTAATTTGATTTAGAAGGCACAGGTGTTACATTATGAACTCCGTAGTGCTTAAAGAATTCGCCTAGTGTTTTGGCTTGATGTGTGTAATGCTCGTTTTGATTCATGATGCTCTCTCCTTATGTTGTTCACGATGGTTTAGTTCTTGTGCGAGTAGCTCTTGGTATATTTCAATATGCATATTGCGAGCTTTTAGGCTCTTGAATAGCTCAAATTGCTCTTCCAAATCACCTTGCGACAACTTATTAATTTTTTTTCTTATTACCTGTATTGTTTCTGTTCTTTTTGACATGATGCTCTCTCCTTATATAAAAAGCGACAAGCGTATAAATCTATACTTTTGTCGCATGGTTGGTAATACACTTTCTCATTTCCTACAAACATATTATAACATGATTACTTGACATTGTCAAGTCATTGTCTAAAATTTTTTAACGGCTTTTATGTGATAAATTAAGCCCTTTCAATAGTTCTAAATCAGTCACCACAATGTAATTACTCTTTGGCATTGGCACGATAGTATGCTTATATGTGAGTGCATCTTTCTCACCACAACTTAAACAAGTATGATAGCCGATCTGCCAACGCTTTATATCTACATCACCACCACATTTAACGCAGTTCATTTTAAATACTCCCTTGTGTTTAAATTCCATGTGCGTGTCATGGCATTACGCATAGCTTCTAACTCTGTGCGTGGTGAATTAAAATGAGAATAATTCCCTGTAAAGAATTTATTCTTTTTGATTGTTTCCCAATTTGCGTTATTTGCAAATAAGGGTATTTGTTTTTGCATCATTTGCGTTTCTCCTTTTTAATGTTAAGTATCCTTGTTGCTCTAGGTATTTTAACCTGTGCCAATTTGTTATGATTTTCTTACAAAGTTCTTTCTGTGTGATAGACGGATTACTCCGTAGTATTTCGTTAACTTTGTGGGCTTGACGCCAATCATCTAACTTGGTATACATTAAAACAAACATTCACCCACTAGAGCAAATAAATCCTCTTTAACTTCTTTACTTTCTTTAACTTCTTTAACTTCTTTAACTACTTCTAGCTTGATGACATTACTCCCTTGTTCCTTATGCCACTTCGCCTCTTTAGCTGACCATCTATACTTGCGTAAGACTTCGCCGTCATCATCAACGACTGCATAGGTAAAAGGCAAACTCATTTTGTTTGTTCTACTTTTGGTGGCTCTTGTGGTTCTTTACTTTTGTGATCATCAATCATTACACCTACACTTAACGCTATGTATAGCGCAATTAACCATGCGATGGTATCCATGTTTATACTCTCCTTATTAAATATGTTTTACTTACTCGACACACTTTACTACCTTTAATTACGTTAATAACATTACATTTTATCACAGGTTTACTTTGTGCTATTAAATACTGTTCGCCTGCATACTGCACGCCTGCTTGTGTAGCTACACTTGTGGCAACACTAGCACAACCATTACAGCCCATTATAAGCATCAGTAAGACGCTTGGCGTTATAAGTCTTATTAACTTTAGCCCTATCATGTGCGTATTTAGCATAATTTTTATCCCCCATATAATACGAAAGTAATGTTTTAAACGCTTGGTCAATCTCATAGTGGTTAGGTTCATCGGGAAATGTTTTGTTAGTTTCATATCCTTTTTTTAATCCGTCTATGAGTATATTATCTATTTGTTCGTCTGTTAATTTAATCTGCACTTGCATACTTCTCTCCTTTTTGTTTATAAAAAATAAGATTAGACCACTTGACTACGGGTTCTAATCTATACCATGACTTTGGCTTACTTATGGTGGTGTCATGGAAGTTTGTTGCACCATAACTATAATCAACCTCTAACCTATGTAATACACGATAAGCAATATCAAAATAGTATTGTCGGATAACCGAAGGTGGTTTAACTAACCCATACCAACTAAACTGATATGGTCGTTTCATTTCACTACACACATTCTTGTGATTAAATTCGGCTCGCCTCATCAACACATATCCTACGGCAATCTGCCCTTCACGAGGTTCGGTTGCTGACTCCATGTATATGGTCGTGGCGAGACAAAGTAAAGCTTGGTCAATCATACTGACCTCCTTTATATTTGTTTATACGAGTTTAAATATAGCCGAGATGGCTATTAGAATGTGGCTAATCCCACGAATGAATAGATTGATTTCATATTGTTCTCCTTTTTAAAAACAATTAGTAACATCGTCACATGTAATGCAGTTGACAACGCGACCATCTATAATAATTGTTTGGGTATAACAGGCGTATGCTTTGATTGCAAACAACGCTACGATAATACCTATTATTACTAACAATTTTTTCTTTTGATTAGTCTTCACAATTACCTCCTACACAGGCAATATTGTTAAGGATTTCTTCTTCAAGTGATGCAAGAGCCTCTTTTTTCTCAATGTCAAGTGCTTTGTCATTGAGTTCTGCATACATATCTCTAGTATACGGCTCATACCTTACCACCATTCCTGCATCATTACAAGCATTTATATAGTCATCAAATAAAAACCTTGACACAATATCCGAGTTAATACTTAAAATGATTGTGATTTTATTACTCATGCTTTTCTCCTTTTTGTTGTTCATCAAGCCACTCTTTTCCTTTATCAGATAAAACCCACTTCAACTCACTATCACTCGTGGTAAATGGGTTATACTTCCTAGCAGTTTGTAAATATTTAAAATGCACACACCACGAAAACCAATCTCTATTCAATTTATCGGCATAACCTCTTATCATTGTTTCTAGTAAAAAGTTTTTTACTTCTTTAACTTCGTGGTCGTCTAGCATAGTGTCGCCTTTCAATGCAACAATTATTCTCACACCTCAAGCACTCAATACAGGCTTTGTATATCAACAAATCTTCATAGTGTCTTTCAGTATAAAGAATATATCTAAACTTGGCTAATTCCATTCGTGCATAGTCAATCAGTCGCCTTTCCGTTTCATAAGGTTTATAGCTGTTTAATTGCTCGTAGAGTTTTACCCATTCGCCATCATCAAACTTATCTAGTATGTCAGATATACGATAGCTTTGAACTTGCGTTTTCACAAACTCTTTGATTTGATCTATGTTCATCGTAATACCATAACTAATAATAAAAAGGCAGATAAGCCCCACGATACTACTTCACTTATAATCATGCGTCTATATTTTGCTTTTGGTATCGTGACATATTCACTCATATAAATTTCTCTGTCATATTCTCTGAATGTAGGTTTTGTTTTCATTATTTTTTACCTCCATCAAAATATACACATAAGCCCCATGTAATTAAAGCCACAAGGCAACCACCTAAAATACACATATCAAAAATACTAAACATAAAGACCTCCATAAAAAGCGACAAGGGTATAAATATATACGAATGTCGTAGGGTTAATAATCTGCTTATTATTTGAGCAGTTTTAATAGTATAGCATAGTTAATTTACATTGTCAAGTCAGTAGGCATTTTAGTTTTAAGTGTTTATTGTTCTATTTTTGGCTACGATTGTTCTTTTTTATAGATCATTTCCGTTAACCACGAAGTTAACACCTGCCTATTTTTTAATCAATGGCTGACATTGTCCACGTAATTTTATTAAGTGCTTGATTTGATTGGGGAAGTAGAGTTGACGTTGTTAACTTTGTGGGTATAAAATTACACGATAAGTCCTTGATTAGTAAATAAAATTACGTAAGTATAGACTTTGTCAAGTAATAAATTACACGTTAAGTCATTGATTTTTCAGTAATAATACAAAATTACGTTACAAACGGCATAGCGTGGGCTGGAAGAAAGGGCAGTAAAAAAATAAAAATCGGTTATGCCACGAAGTTAAAATAGCTAAAACTTTTTTCTGACGGCTGATATGTCTTTTTAACGTAATTTTGTAATTTTATACTAACTAATTGATTTAAATAGATATTTTATTTTGATGCTGTTTTTGTAAGTGCTTGATTTTACAGTAAAATTACGTTAGGTAGACTTTGTCAAGTGCGTTAAGTCATTGATTATTCTATTTTATTACGTAGTCACGTAATTTTGGTCTTTACATTGTAAAGTATCATGTAATTTTATAAACACGCATAAACATGTAGCCACAAAGTTAATTAAGTCTCACTCACTATCCTCACTTACTTTCTTATTACGGTCATAATTCGGATCAACCAAATTTGTCGTCACGAAGTTAACGGACAAAAAAAAGGGCTACTAAAAGTAGCCCTTAACCCTTGTAAAACTATGTTAACTTTGTTAACTTTGCTTTTTGAATTGCTCTCTAAACTTATTTAAGTTTGTTTCAAGATACATGGCAAAATCATACTCATTTTTTGCAATACCTCGCATTTTGTCAGTAAACTCTTTGACAAAATTATTTTGAGCCTTTCTGAGCAAGGTGTTTTCATTTTTTAGTCGCTTTTCTTCACGCTTTGCCAATTCAACTAATTTTCCTTGCTCTTTTAATTGCTCGTCTGTTAAAGCGTCAATAGCCTTGCGTTGCTCTGATTTCTGTTCTGATTTTACATTAGGACTTTTTGGCTTTACTAGGTCATATTCGCTTTCTAAGTTCTTAGTAATATCAGTCCATATATTCTTGTCAAAACTATCAAACTCCATACCTGTCGCTTTGCATACTTCACCCCTAAAAACTTCATGAACATAGTTCCATAGTTTATAGGAGGGTGTTGCACCCATAGCCAACGCTATATTTTCATGTAATAACTTCTTCAATGTTGCTCTATCTTTATTGTAGATGTTATCCATGTTAATGATTTCTAGTTCGTAATTAACGGCGTTGTGAATGTTATCTTTTTGAGTAGATGACAATTCAACCGCATCAATTACTTTACTTGCTTTTTTGTTTTTATCTTGTGACATAATTTCACCTCATTAAGTTAGTTTATAAAAACGACATTGTCATATAAATATTACTTTGTCGCTATCGCTTAAAAGTTAAACGATACATTACATTATACACGATTTCTGGACATTGTCAACTTTTTGACCCTACCACCCCCCTATCCCCCCAAATATATTGAGGAGTCCCACTCGCGTTTGTACAGTGAGTTTTGCACAAACGATTACATATTTTTATAAAATCAAAACCCACCCCCTTCTTTTTAAAAAGGGCATTTCAAAAATTTTTTGCAAAAAATTTATAAAAACGGGTTAGATTGCTTTAGGATCTAGAGAATAAACTTTAGAATAAATAGCTTTGAGCTTAAGAAAAGATTTTTCATGAAGGTGAAACTTAGGATCTTTCTTAACATAGAGAGCAACGTGAGCCATTTCGTGAAGAAGAGTTGAGAGTATTGTTGTAAAATGACCACAAGCGGCAGAACTTATTTCAATTTGCATCTCAACTTCGTCAAAACAACCATAAATACCTGGGTTATTAATAACCTTAAACTTTAATCGATAGGACTTAGGCATTTTTAGTTTGTTAAAAGGTGGTAGTTTACACGCCATGTTGTAGATATGCGCTAGGTTTTCCGACGTTAGCGTAGTAAGCTTCATAAAAATTTAAAAAGACCAGGTTAAAACCACGAGGGCAAAGTCAGGCTGTGTAAAAAGGAGGGTTATCATAGCAGTATTGTATCAAAAACATGCTTGATTTATATGATATTTTGTTATATAGTGCGCTCCAATAGCTGCAAATAAATTTCTAGGATGTAAACAGCGACATTTTATGGCATTAAAGATCATACCAGAGACAAATAAACCGCTGCCTGACAACTTTGAGTCGGAAGAGCCTACGACTTTAGATGGAAAAGTTAAAGTAGTAGCAGCAACTGCTAAAGTATTAGTAGATGCAGGTGCAGAAATTCCCGTTTCATCACAAGAAAAACAAGAAGCTGCAGAAATATTTAAGCAATTTACAGATCCTGAATCAAAAAATACATTAAATGCTTCTGTAAATAAAGCTTTACAAACTCCAGCTACAGTTCAACATCTATTTATGATGTTATCGGACTATGATCATCAAGTTGTAGAGGAAGCCGTCCAATTAAGACGGTTTGTTACAAATAAACTAATAGAAGATGCAGGACTATCAGACCCAAGACATAGATTAAAAGCATTAGAGTTACTTGGTAAGATATCAGATGTGGGTTTATTTTCAGAAAAGACAGAAATTACTGTTAAAAATTTAAGTCAACAAGATTTAGAAGCACAAATTAAAGCTAAGATGTATAAAATACTTGGTAAAACTGCAGTTATAGATACAACCTTTGAAGTAGTTGAAACAAAAGATATAACACCAGACATATAATATGGCTATAGATATTTCAGGTTTCAGTCAGGCTGATATTGATCATGCCCTTGCACATATATCAGTATTGCCTAAGCATGAGCAGTTACAGTTTTTAGCACACTTAGAAGAATTAGAAAAAAGTCAGGTACTTGAGAAAAGACAAACTACATTTTTAGATTTTATACAACACGTATACCCTGGATATAAAGTTGGAGCGCATCATCGTAGACTTGCGAAAATATTTGAAGAGATTGTCAACGGTAAAAAGAAAAGAGTTATAGTTAATATTGCGCCAAGACACGGGAAGTCTGAGCTTATATCATATCTTGCCCCTGCTTGGTTTTTGGGAAAGTATCCTGATAAAAAAATTATTATGGCATCTCATACTGCTGACCTTGCTATTAATTTTGGTAGGCGAGTTCGTAACTTGGTTGGTAGTGATGCATATAAAGACGTATTTCCTAACGTAGAACTACAAGCTGACAGTAAATCAGCATCACGATGGGGGACAAACTTTAATGGAGAATATTTTGCTATTGGTGTGGGTGGTGCTCTCGCTGGTCGCGGGGCTGATCTTTTTATCATTGATGACCCTCACTCTGAACAAGATGCAAAACTTGGAAGGCCTGATGTATTTCTCCCTGCTTGGGAGTGGTTTCAGTCTGGCCCTATACAGCGTCTTATGCCGGGCGGTGCGATTATTGTGGTAATGACTAGATGGTCTAAGTTAGATTTAACAGGCCAACTAGTTAACCAAATGATCAAGACGGAAGGAGTAGACGAGTGGGAAGTTGTTGAATTTCCAGCGATTATTGAAGACAAAGAAGGTAACGAAGTTTCACTTTGGCCTGAATTTTGGCCACTTGAAGAATTACAGGCAAAAAAGGCTTCACTCGATGTCAGATACTGGAACGCGCAATACTTACAGAACCCAGTGTCGGAGGAAGGGGCGCTAATAAAACGTGAATGGTGGAACATATGGGAGAAAGAAGATCCACCAAGTTGCGAATTTACCATCATGTCTTTAGATGCAGCACAAGAAGCTAACACGAGAGCCGATTATAATTCGTTAACTACGTGGGGTGTATTTTTTAACGAAGAGACCAATAATTATAATATAATACTGCTAAATGCAATAAAGAAACGTTTAGAATTTCCTGAGCTCAAAGAACTTATACTTGAAGAGTATAGAGAGTGGGAGCCAGATGCATTCATAGTAGAAAAGAAATCTAACGGAGCCGCACTCTATCAGGAGATGAGAAGGATGGGTATTCCGGTAGGAGAATTTACACCTGGAAAAGGGCAAGACAAAATATCCAGAGTTAACTCTGTGGCAGATCTTTTTAGATCAGGTATAGTATGGGCTCCTGATAGACGTTGGGCACATGAACTGATTGAAGAGTGTAATGACTTTCCATCAGGTGCTAACGATGACCAAGTGGACTCGACTACTATGGCACTGATGAGGTTTAGACAAGGTGGGTTCATAAGACTGCCTAATGACGAAGCTGAAGATATACCAGGATTTAGAAGTTCTCGAAATAGATTATATGCAATATAAGGAAATAATAAATGAATAAACGAATACCAAGAAAAAAAGGACAACCTGCAAATTCAAAAAAACATTCTGATTTATATACAGATGAAAACCCTAAAGGAACTATTCATGGTTTAAAATTTGCTACAGCTAAAGATGCTAAAGCAAGTGTATCTAAAATTAAAAGTAGTGGTCGATCTCACGCACATAAAATACAAGCAGCAATTGCTATGGAACAAAGAGCAAGAGTCATGGGTAAACCAGAAGCAGCAAAAGCATATAGAACATTTATTAATATAAATAAAAAGTCATAAAGGATAACACATGGCAAATAATATAGATAAAAGTTTAGCACAAGCCCCAAAAGGTATTGAGGAGTTAGCACAAGCACAACCAGACCTTTCTATTGAAATTGAAAACCCAGAGAGTGTAACGCTTGATGATGGCAGCATGGAGATTACAATTATTCCTGGTAAAGAAATCAATGATGCGTTTAATACTAATTTAGCAGAGGACATGGATGAAGGTCAGTTGACAGAGTTGTCAGGTGATTTGCTTGGTGAGTTTGATGCTGATATTAATTCTAGAAAAGATTGGTTAACAACTTATGTAGATGGCTTAGAGTTACTAGGTCTTAAAGTTGAAGACCGCACAGAACCGTGGCCCGGCGCATGTAATGTGTATCACCCCTTAATGACAGAAGCGCTTGTGAAGTTCCAAGCTGAAACTATGATGGAAACATTTCCCGCTGCAGGCCCAGTTAAAACAGTCATTATCGGCAAGCAAACAAAAGAAAAAGAAGATGCTGCTGAACGTGTAAAAGATGATATGAATTATCAGCTCACGGACATGATGCCTGAGTACAGACCTGAACACGAACGTATGCTATGGGGTTTAGGTTTATCTGGTAATGCATTTAAAAAAGTTTATTATGATCCTAACATTGAGCGTCAAGTATCTATGTATGTGCCAGCTGAGGATATTGTAGTTCCATATGGTGCATCTAATTTAGAAACAGCAGAACGCGTCACACACGTGATGAGAAAAACTAAAAATGAATTACATAAATTACAAGTTGCAGGGTTCTATCGTGATGTAGATTTAGGCGAACCATATTCAGATATTGATGAAGCTGAAAAGAAAATTGCAGAGAAGTTAGGATTTAATCCAACAGAAGATGACAGATATAAAATCTTAGAGATGCATGTCAATATTGATTTGGAAAATGGTGATAGTGAAGATGGCATTGCATTACCTTACGTAATAACAATTGAAAAAGGTACAGGTATTATATTAGCTATTCGTCGTAATTGGAATCCTGATGATAAGTTAAAAGCTAAGCGTCAACATTTTGTACACTACGGTTACATTCCAGGATTTGGTTTCTATTGCTTTGGTTTAATTCATTTGATCGGAGCATTTGCAAAATCAGGTACGATGATTCTTCGTCAGTTAGTTGATGCAGGTACACTATCTAATCTTCCCGGTGGGCTTAAGTCTCGTGGGCTACGCATTAAAGGTGATGACACTCCCATTGCTCCAGGTGAATGGCGTGACGTAGATGTACCAAGCGGTGCTGTGCGTGACAATATCTTACCACTTCCTTATAAAGAGCCATCACAAGTTCTTAAT